CCCTGAACGAAGGCTCCTTCATTGATTGACTTCAAAAAGTCATTCATCAGTGACCTCCTAGACTGTTGAAGCTGTCACACCATTGAGACTGATGACAGACCACAGCAATGCTGTTTGAGCATACAGTTCCACACTCTCACCAATTGCTGCTCCGAAGGTTAGTGTGTTCTCCGTGCTATCCAATCCGGTGATGGTGATGACGTGAGCTGCAGCTGACTTGGATATAATCAGCAGGCGTTTGCCCACCTTGCTAGCTCCAGGAGCAGCAAGTGTCATCGCAGCAGCAGTACCTTTTGAGATGGTAGCTACCTCAGTCGCAGGGGCAATAGCACCATCAACTGCGCTGTTTGTAATAGTAGATATAACTTCACCGGTAACATCTCCGGAAATATCTCCGGTAACATCACCGACAAAACCATTTGTACTTTCAACAGGGCCTGAAAAATGTGTTGTCATTTTTATAAGTATCCTTTCTGGAATTTAGGGTTGACACACCCGATTAACTTTATTCATTTCTTTGGGAGGAGGGTTGCCCCTCCTCCCATAACCAAAACGTAGGAGGAGTTGGTGAGGAGTGTTTGATCTCTTACGTTACGTTGTGGCCATAAACCCAACGCCAGTCATCCCAGCCAAAGGAGTGACGCATGTATCCACGATAGCGTGCTACAAGATTGTAGTCACTCGAAGGATCAATTGCCAGCTCGGGTTGGAACCGCCAGAACCACATCAAGTGTTCTTTGGCCTTGCTCGGGTCAACCATGAACCAGTTGTTCGAATCAGTGATATATGGATCCACCAAAACCTGGAGGCCTTGAGAGCCAAGGAAGTTAGCATCATTGTCGGCTGTACCGGGCTTGTTGATCGCATTAGTGATCTCATAGGCCGTGGCTTCCAGTTCAATCGGAACCACCAACAGGCGGTAGACAGTGGGAAGAGGGTTGCCCCGGTCATCCTTCTGACGTTTGCCAGCTTGGATTGTAGCAACCACTGAAGCATAACTCAAAGCGGAGGTACCAAGGTTGCTGTATACCGTAGCAGCATCCGAAGGCCGATTGGGATGGGAAGCAGAGCAGAGCACCACTCCATCCGGACCTAGCACTGTTGCAAAGGCATTGTTGAATAACCCAGCACGCTGAGTTGCAATCGTGGTACCAAAGGCATTGCCCAAAGATCGGGCACGCTGACGGATGTTGCCAAGACGATTATCATCCCACAGCTTGCGCTCCACCGAAGTACCAAGCGCATATTCAGCGTGGGTGAATGTCTTTTCATACAGAGGGTTGAAGCTGTCATACTGGATGGCTGCGGGCTTCCCCTCTGCAGTAGAGCTATTGTACTCAGGCACAAGCCCGAAGTCACCGATGCCCTCGGAGTATTCCACAGCTTGTGTGGATGTCTCAATTCGGAAAAGCTGAGACACAGGGGCAATGATGGAAGACATTTTTTGAAACCATTCCTTGCGGATGATGGGGAGGACATAGCGAGGCCATTGTTCAGATATCATGGGTGTAGTCATTTGTTATCTCCTCTAGGCCCCGAACATTGCACCCTTGGTGGGGGTACAGTAGACGGTGAGACCACTATCTTCAGTGGTGTGGACAGTCAGGCTCCCGTTTGTGACGTCTGCCACATCCAAAGAACCATCCGCATTCATGTCCACAGTTTTGCCTGTGAACCCTGCGAGGGCATCAGCATCAGCGTCTGCTACTCCCTTGATGACCATACCCGGTGCAATAAGTTCCACCTTGATAGCGTCACCAGCGGAGAGAGCTGCTGCTGTTTTTTCCATAGCGAGGCCGATTATGCCTACCACACTTGCGGTAGCTTCATCAACTTCACCGGAGGCCATGATCAAAAGCGTTCCAACCTTTGTTTCAAGATTGGCTGAGGCTTTCAGCGTAGTCACCTTGGGGGTTCGATCACCCCAAAGATCATAAGCAAATGACCATACATAAGTGGGTGCTGCCATTTGTTACTCCTTATTCGGATTTTGGGACAGAGGAGGAGGTGGGACAGCTTCTTTGAAATTGCCTTCAGTATCGTACCTGACATATTCTTCAAGAGACATGCCGAACCTCTTCGCAATATCCTTTTGTTCAGTAGTTAGTTCCAGATCAGGCTGACTTGCCCCATTTCCTGAACCAGTGCGCCTGCCTCCTCTTAGATCGGGAGCCGGGGCCTTGACAAGCAGGGCCTTGTTGGAAGATACCCATCGCAATTGCTGCTCCACAGAGAGCTCCGTGGGAACCAACTTGCGGGCATCATCAGAGAGCTCCTTGAGAGTGGCATCCAAAGTCTCTTTCAGAGTAGCTTGGAGGCTCTCAACTTGCTGAGCTTTGACCTTGATGTCTTCGAGCTCTTTGGCCCGATCTTCTGCCACCTGTTTCCACTCACCCTGCTTCTCAAGGGCTTCTCTCTCCTTCTTGGTTTGGTCATCCCGGAGCTTCTGGAGCTCTGTTTCAGCTGCATGCTGCTTGGCCAAAACTTCATCAAGACGGGATTTGGGGATCATGTGCTCAGAGGTAGAAGCAGCTGGTGTCGGGGCTGAGCCGGAGGGCTGAGCAGGAGGAGTAGTGGGGGTGGCTTCAGGGCTTGCGTTTGGATCAGTGTTCGGGGTAGTCATTTTGATTTTCCTTCTCATCATATATCGGTGATGAACCGGGGGAATAAAGAAACACCGCCCAAAGTCAGCAGGCTTGGGAGCTCTGCTAGTCTTGGACGGTGTTCCTTGCGGACAACCTATGAATTGATTATACTACTTTTTTGGACTTTTTATACCATGTCCGGATTTGGGCTGTTGTCATGGCATACTCCTCCGGGAGCTCTCGCTCAATCGCATCTACTAACAACAGGAGAGCTTGCCTGAATGCAAACCAAAAGGCCTTATGCTGAGAGAACATATCTCAACCACCTTATACACCAAGGAGCCCGGGCCCCCTTCTTTACAAACTCCTTGCAGCTATGAGTAGGAGCCACAGAAGTGAGGGCAAAATCAGATCTGGAGTTGCTACACCACGGGGGTGGGGTCCACCCCACAGGTGAAGGCATCTCTCTAAAATACTGACATGCCTGACAAGTCCTATTCTTTGGGTTGGTTGATTGCATAGTACTGTTCTCCTTTAGTCCCTAGTGCCCCAATGATGCTATCCTCTACAATCATCCTACCAAAGACAGCATCATCATATGAGGTAACAAAATCCTTGAGGGCTACTCCATCCCGATAGGCACGGAGCTTCCCCGGGCTTGCTAGGAAGGAGGCCTGTTGTTTTTGTCTAGCAGGGGAGAGCCCTGCAAACCAATCGGGCCCGGTTTGGAAGGGTACAAGGGTGCGGCCCCCACTCGGGCTATCTGCCTGCATGAATCTAGGCAAGGGACTTCCTCCCGCCACCTGATAGTATTCTGTACACCTTCCCCTATGGTGATCATCCACTCTCTCCCCGATCTTTAGAGGAGTGCCATGCAAAGATATACAGGCAAGACAGGTGCGCTTGTCCAAAGTGGCTACACGGAGCTTGCCTGCCAAGACATTGCTATTGGCTTGCTCCATCGCAAGGCTTGCTTCCCTATAAGAAGTCAGCTGGAGAGTGCGGGTAATGTTCTCAGCAGCATGGAGCGGCAAACCGGGGAGGATGTTGCTGAGATACCCGGCAGTGTAGCGGGGGCCCCATCCCTTCTGGAGGCCCATCTGCAAAGTGTCCTGAGCAAGGGCCACATAGCCTTCGGCCCAGCTGTCCATCTTCTTGATCCAAGCAGAGCTCCTTACAAATTGGGAGGCTATCTCATCAGCCGAAGGAGTGACCCAAGGCATCCTAGTTATGTCCACTTGTGCCAGCACTGATTTGAGAGGGTCAAGACCTTGGGAGGCTAGACTTGTTGCTATCGGCCTGAACACTTTAGCAGTCACTGAAGGGATAGCAACCTGACTGCCTGTTAGCTCCACTGCTTCTGCTTCAGATCGGATGAGGGTCTGTACCACTAGCAGTAGTGCCCCATAAGAGGCTATCACCTTGAGGAGGGTAGCATTGTCTGCCTTTATAGGCTGCTTGTCCTCTTCCAGCCTTGCTGCTTCTTCATCCAGCTCCCGGAGAGAGCTTTGAAGCTGGCCCCGGGGGTCAGTTGCCATCTTTTGGGCCTGCTTCAAGATCGGCCCCATTGTCTGGATGAACAGCCGATCTAGCTCAGCATTGGCATAGTCCTGAATAGTGCGGGCCATAGCTCTCCTTATACAACCGGGATGTTACCTGCCCCACCTGTTAGAGTTAGGAAGGCATTGGATTGAGATTGAACAGCCTTGTCTGATTCTGTTTGGATATCGTCAGAGCTCAGCCCCATCAGCTCCCCGATGCGCTGACGATAAAAGTCATCATCCCATAGGCCGGGGGCATCCTTGCGCATAACGATCAGCATGCTAATAGTGGCATTGCTGTCTAGGAGCTCGGGAGATTGCCACTTGATTGTTATGGAGTCAACAATAGGGGGAGAGCCTTCAATCTCTGTGTCAAATACTTTTTGCATTTCTGCAGTCAATCGAATGAGGGCCCGGACAGTGTCACTGTTATCCCTCTGGAAGCGGATACACTTACCAATCAGCCCGATCTCTAATTGCTGCAGAGCCTCGCCTGACACCTGCCCTTCGGTGGTCACTCCATAGATCGGAGTTTGGGTTACATGGGAGACTTCCCTAGCAATGCTATTGATCTGGATGATGTACTGATTCAGATCGGTAGTGCCAAACTCCCCTACACTAACAGACTTCAAAAATGCAGCTGTCTCCGGGTCAATTGCTACACTCCCTGAAGCATCCTTCAAGAAGAGATTGATGACGGCCCCCGGGGTGACCTTGCTAGCATCGATGGGCATACCAATAGCCCACTTGACCATAAAGGCACTAAACTCCGAAGCCATCACCATGGAATGAAGAGTGCGATTGAGGGTGTCTTGTAAGGGTATGGCTGGCCTCAATTCACTTCGGCCTGTTGTAGCATAATTGTTCTGCTTGTTCATAAAGCGGAGGATGGGAACCAATCCCAACTTCCATTCCTCAAAGTTAGTGGGGAGCTCCCCTTCAGGAACAGGAGCTGACAGCATAGCAGTGACAGTGTCCTCCCCTTCGGCCCCTTTCCAATAGGAGAGGGTATCGGGCTGATACACCTCCAGCTCCATCATAGAAGCATACCCATCAGCTTCATCAGCCGAAGCAGA